ATAAAAAAATAAAAAAATAAATAGTCATCAAATGACCAAATATTTTTGATTACCGGTGACGGCGGCGGCGAGTGCGGCTAGACTGTTTACGCTTACGGCGGGTTTGATGTACTCCCCTTTTAGGAATATAAAAATAAGGATGAAGTAACTTCTCACCTGTTATATTATCTCTAGACCAAAATCTAATATTTTCTGTATCACGATGGAATTCTATGAACTCCCATACACGACGCCAGTCATCACGGGAAAATTGTTCACGATAGATTCGCCCTCCACTTCTCAAATGATCAAGCAACCGGTTCATAGGCGGAGGTGGCTTTTGCCAATCCGGTACATTATATGTTGCATTAAAAGAACTAGAGTAATTATTTACCGAAGGGAGTGGCGGAGGACCTGGCGGAAGCGGAGGCGGACCTCGAGGAAGTGGCGGAGGAGGGGACGGGGCAGGAGCCCAGTTAGATGCTGTTGCCGACAGTTTGCTAGGCAGCGCTAAAACAGGTTCGGGCACAGGAAACGGGGCTAAATTAGACAGCCTAGGTAGATTTTTTTCGGGCGGTGATACTCCAATGGAATTAAGAGCAGCAAGTCGTTTATTTGTGTTTATACGTAGCATTTGATTCTTCAAATTCAAAGCCAGCGGACCTAACCGCGGGGCGGGAATACTAGGCGGCGGCGCTGCTCCGTTCATCTTATATTATCCAGCGATTTAAACTCCAAAAGCAAAAAGTCAATAAAGATGACATCGCCCCGTATCGGACTCATTGTCACCGGCAAGGAAGCCCTAGATGACTTTACCCTCTTTGTAAAAACATTGGAGCAATGGCATCCTACAGCAGAACTTTTTGTTTATACCGACTCAGAAACACCAACTACAAACATCAAAACCAAACTCACCATTCACGTAAAACAGGCAATGGACCGATACAAGGGACTCAAGCGCCCGCAAATGGAACGCACGAAAGGTATCATTTACGACTCCCTGTTCAAGGATTATACGTACGAGAAGGCGGCGGTCTTAGAGTGGATGTTCACCCAAAATCTAGAAACCTCGGCGTGGTTTTTGGATGCCGATATTTCGCATCTAGCTCCCCTTCCCACCATTCCTCCCAGCACCGAGCTTGCCCTATCGCAGCATATGATTAAACCTGCCGATGAAGCCCGTTACGGTAAGTACAATGCAGGTTATATGTGGTTCAAATCGGCAGCGCTTATCCCCAAATGGAAGGAGCTGGGACATACAAGTCGGTTTTATGAACAGGCGGCACTAGAGGATCTCGCCAACTCCCTCCCCAAGGAAGCACTCTATGAGTTTCCGCCGCAGGTGAATTTCGGCTGGTGGCGTATGCAGCAGGCTACCGTCTCACAACGAGAAATTCAGGCGAAGTTCAGCATTTTCCGCCAAGACCAAAGTATCGGCATTCGCTATGATGGCAAACCTCTACAGTCCATTCATACGCACTGGTATTCAACCACCGCGTTTGAATGTGTCTCTTTTCGTATGTGGTTTGACGAATTTACGAGAAAATTTAAAACATATAAGCCTATTCAACATTACCGTAAACTTATTGCATTGGAATAGCACGAATGGGGAACGGCTCAGGTGATGTCGCAAGCCATTTATACATAAATCCTTGACGACGATCATAGACTGCCGATTTAGCAGCAAAAACTGCCTGATTCACAGGGTCGCGCGTCTTACGGGTAGAGCCATCACTACATGGCGATATAAACTCCATTGGAGCATATCCGCACAGCCACGATTTCAGTATTCGTGCACGAGTAAATAAATCGTGCTCGCTATAGTCCAAAAAATAATTGATTTCATCTAAATATCCGAGTTCTTCTACCATCTTTCGCCGAAGCATGATAGGACCACGATTACAGGTTTCACCAATATATACAACCCCACGGTCAATCTGCGGATCAAGAGGTGCCTCAACCGCTGCACCCATCTTACCAATTCCGCCATCGTACGTGAGTCCGTGACAACAACGACCGCTCACAGCAATCAAGGGTTCTTTTACCTTTAAAAACGGACGTAGTAGAGTTATATTAAATCCCCGTTCCACCATCAGCATATCTGCTTGAATCTCCAAAATATACTCGCCACGGCTACAAAGGAAGCCGAGATTATCGGCAGCGGTCTCAAAGAGTGGCGCCAACGACCGCATCACCACCACATTTGTTAGAAGTTCAGGCAGTCCTCCATCCATAAAAATACCGAGAACCTTATCTTCTGACGCATCGGAGCACGAATCAAGAATAAGAATCAATTCATACGGAGTCTCTGTTATAGTGTTTAATACAGAACGTAAATTTCGTTCTATAATTGCTTCTTGGTTATAAATAGGAATTACAACCGATACTAAAGGTAATACATCTTTATATTCTCTATGAAAGAGCATTTCAATCTTAGGTCCATCCGCAGGTTTGTTGATAAACACTCTTGCTGAATAACGCTCATTAGCTATTTTTGTATAGTCCATTATATGAACTTTACAGAAATAGGTTTAGACCTGCCTTAGTGCAAAGGAAAGAGTTTCGGAATACCGACATTGAAGAATGGTCGGCACTGTTCAATGCGCGTCCAGGTGAGACGAAAGAGTCCCTCTGCCGAGCAATACGACTGCCACCATTCACGACCCGCAACGGACATCTTTGACCACGTCTCTGCCGAGGTCTCCTTCACAATGCGTTTAACGTCCTCGGGTGTAGACGCCTTAAAATAGTGGACTCCCTCCTTGGGTGCCACGAGATAGTTCTTCATATCCACACCGTCTGTTACGATCGGCACAACGCCACAAGCGAAGTACTCAATCTCACGATTACACTTGGGACCGAAGCCTGGTAAGCAGAGACCAAATCGCGCGTGGCAGAGTTTATCCAGATATTCGGTCTGCGTGTAAGGGTAAGGTGCGCCAGTGGAATCAATCGGCATAGAGAAGAGTTCTACACACTTGCTCCAATCATACTTAGTACGATTCTTTTGCTGTACACCATTCTCAATCTTACCTAGGAACAGTGATGTAATATTACGCTTGTTATATCCGATGAGATTCTTCTTTGTGGCAACAATCGTCTCAATAGCGCGAGGTGAGCGCGGCCAGAATCCCCATAGAGACTGACGGAGGCGATGCGTATCAGGACCAGGCGGCGCACAATTGCCGAACATTGCCATCTGGTATGAAGGTGGTGACGACCACCAACGGGGCGTAGGACGGTCATAAAGTAGCACTTCACCAATCGCACCCCACCAGCAATATCCACTCGTTTCGGTCTTTTCCACAGTGACATATTCTCGCTCCGCCCAAATATCTACCATTTCACGGAAGGTATCGCCACTATGCGACCATATTCCCTCTAGTGCATTGCCGGTGGGCACAAGAATACGAGGTATCTTGACAGCCGCCGTCTTATCGCGCACGACCTTAAGCATATCCTTGAAGCCGAACTTCTTGACCGCCGCCCCTACTTCCAGTAGAGCGTTCTGCCGACGGATTTCAATAGGCTCACGCTGGATAAGACCACCCACGTAATTGAGTTGCGCAGCACCGGCAAGATGGATACGATCGCCACGAGGCGCATCGGCGGGATTGAATTCCATCACGTAGGCACCGGCGGGCGCAAGCCACATATAGTCCAGTCCAGAGGAGGCAGCAGAGCCAAAAATCCACGAAGCGTGAGCGAATGCTTTGCGCCGTACTGCCGGCGTATCGGTCACCGAAACATAGCGAGTAATCCAACCCTTTGCAAAGATATATTCGGCAACCGATTCCGCCCATTCGCGTGTACAAACCGCATTAGGATCGTCGTCTACGCAAAAGACCGCAACTGGCATATCAGGCTCCTCTTCAACCGGCTCAAGCAGTTCACGGAGTAGCATAATATCTTCGGCACTAACCAGCAAATGCTCCGTAGAAGGCGGCAGCGCCCATACATCTTCTGAATAGTAATTCATATCATCCATCATCGGCACAAGAGTGATATTGCCCTTTTCGCTTGACGACCATACGCAGTCACGCAGAAACGGTGTTATATCGGCGAGTTGAGGAACTAGAAATTCGGGCACCGTCAGATTACACGATTTGAGCAACCGACGAATTGTTAGAACCTTAGGCAGATAGTATAGAATCCATTGACTGAGCGTAGTCTTACACTCATCCTTAATGGGAATGGAAATAATAGATGGTACGTGAATGGACGGCATCATATTGCTCACACGAGCCGCCTCCCATGCGCTCACCCACTCCTTATGCGGACCGACAAAAATATCTTTGAATGAGCTAATCAAACCCTGGCGATTTACAAAAATGCTACCCGTAAAGTGATAGAGAGGCAGCGCTTCAGGCGCGGGCGTATACATGTTCTGCTCACCGGCTTGGAAATTGTAAATGTCTACACCCTCCCCCTCCGCCGTATGCCGTAACATAGTACAAATCGCCTTAGAAGTATTTTCACTGACGCCTAGTATAGGGCGAGGAAACGACTTACGGAATGCTGTACGATTCCACATAGACTCTAGTGCAACGGGTAGTTTTCCCACCGACCCCAACTCTTTACAGACCCGCATAGACTGAATGGGAGTAGGATCAATATAGAGAAACGCAGGGCGGTAAAGCACATCCTTAGGCTCGTAGTTACGAATGTTGGAATTATGGAGATGCATCGTTTTGATAGAATAGGCTGGATTTACGACGAGAAACTTATGCCGTAGCATTACAATGGTGAGTACATTGTCGCAGCCGGATTGACCAAACGGAAATCCAAGTTCCTCTTCGGTCGGTGTAAAATTCATAGAATCACGGGCGAGAATCCACGTATCTTGGGAATCGGCACGCGGACCAAAAATATGTGACGCTCCGCCGCCGACTCCCTTATCTTCCCACCGTAGCAGGGCTAGAAATAGACGATTCTCCGCCAAAGAAATCTTCCATAGATATGATAGCGTCTCGTTGAACCAGATATCGGAGTTGGAGAAGATAACGAATGCTCCTGCGGGCACTCGGTCCTTGATTGCCATAAAGACGTCGTAATAACGTAGCCGCTGACCGATAACAACCTGCTGAATCTTCTCACTCGTCGGTAAGTCCGTAAACTCTATTTCATTTAGCAATAGAATATGGTCAATTAGCGGGCACTCTACGTTCTTTTCTAAGCACAGACGAATCTCGCGCGCGCGACGGGACGTAGGATGCCGAAAGTATTGCTGAATGAGCCAGGTTTGGGGAATAACCGAGTCGTCGGCATCCGCGGCAATCTTAACGAGCTTTCCCCCCTCAATGGCACGCGCCCACGCATCGTAGACAATACGCGTGCCGAGATCCAGCTCATCGCGCACGCTAGCCGACGACCACGTGACGACATTCATACGTAGCAGATGCGCCAGGCAGAGAATTACTTTCTCGGTAGAGTCAGCAACCCGCACCGGCTCCCCCAAAAACGGGTAGTTATCGTGGAGTTCCTCCACAACCAGAGTATGATCCCACCGTAGACCACGCTTCTCAAGTCCCTCCAAAGCCGCCGACGGACCTACAACCAGACATTCCGATTTGTCAGAAAGCACAGCCGGCAGTACAGCCATCCAGGCGTCAAGATCCGCATTTGCATCAAGCACAACCGCAACAAGTGCCTCACCGCCTACAACCTCCACCGCCGCCGGTTCAGTCACAACACAGTGCCACAAACCCCATCGCGTCCCTTTGCGGAATGATGCGCGAGCCCATAGCAGATTTTTACGGTCTGAGGTAATATGCGACTCAGAGCGTAAGATACGTATCGGTTTTCCAGTAATTGGATGGCGCGCCTCCATTTTACCAGTTATTTTTCCTAAGTGTTTAGCCTTTAACCCGCCTCCTAAATGTGTATAAGAGATACTAGACCCGTTTTTGCTATCACATCCATAATAGCATACGCAATAGTTGTATATTTTTCTTCAACTAGCGTATTCTGTTGCGCAAAGTAAACTACAGGATAGAGGGACCAGACAGCCAGTGTTAGATATACAGCCGTCTTATTCTTCGTTTGCTGGAGTAAAATCGCAACAATCGGCAAAAAGGCGAGCATACCGAGTGCGAAATATCCTTTGGACTCCAGCGGGTCTTTCGTTTTTGTACCAAGATAGCCGGCAAGAATCATCAGAATATCACACGCTACCATTGGTAGAATGACCGAAATAGGTACGTCGCACGCATAGAGAAGAGCAAACAACATCAGGGGAGTGGTAAGGAGCCAGTCACTATGACGCCAGCGGTCGGCGTCTTCGGGATGTGCCATAATTTGTGAATATGCAAGACAGGCTATGGTAGGAATAATGGATAATGCCGGTGTCGCAGAGAATGCCGTAATTACGGAGGTAATGAAAAGGATAGTAAAAGCGGACGAGACGGCAATATTATCCCAGGAACCGCCTTGTTTCACCTTTTGACCGATAAAAAAACTTGGAATGATAATGCGCGGTGCAATCACGGAGATAGTAGAAGCAGCCGCTCCCATTTACTATTTCTCTAGAAAATTACGGGTAATAGGCAAAACCGTTTACAATAGACGCATTTGCGGGCTCGCCGACAACATATGTCTTAAAATCGGCAGGTACCGCACCGGTTCCTGGTGAATAGCCTCCATCGGGCATCGTAATTTGAACTGTACTTTGTTTGTAAGAATAGGGACCGAAGGTTTTGATGAGAGATCCGCTGATATCTACATCTATATTGACAAAGGATGAGAATCCTGTCACAAATGTGCTGAATAGATACATTTGCCATTTTACTGAAAGCGCCGTTCCTGTAGAATATATTTTTATATTTGTTGGATCAATTGCGGTATTACTATTAATAGATGAAACTATTAAATTGGAAGTATTTTGGTATGGCCATATATTTGTTAAACTTGTGTAGACGCTATTATTATAGACACTGTAGATATATTCCATCTTATATGCGCTGTTAGCGAGCATTGGAAATCTAGTATATGTAGGAGATTCTATAGTATTCCAATTGTTGAAATTCAACACAAGTTTATTATTATTTTGTGTATAGGCTTGTGTATTTGTGCTAATATCAAGCATAATGACACCTTGTTGTAAGGCTATGCTGCTAAGTGATGCTGGGTTAAATGATACAGTATAGGTACTACCGGCTAAATTGGCAATATTGTTGACTTGAACTGTAAAATTACGATAGTTGGCAAAATCAAGCGACCCTGTGAAATTATTAGAATTGAGTTGAATTAGTTGTACACCATTGACGGAGGAAACAATGGCGCCTGCACTGGCGAGGGTCGTTGATATTTCCCCAGAGAGAGTATAGATAGCCTCGTTTGTCGTAGATACTATTGTAGAAAGATAGCTATCAAACGTGGATGTAAGTTGCACTTCTAGTCCTAAAATAGACGATTGAGAGAGTTCAACATACGCTGTATTTGTACTTTCTAAGAATAACATTGTAGACAATTGTAATGCCGCAAACGATGCTTCCGCTGCCGTATTTGTACTATTAATAAGTTCTACTGTAAACGCTTCTAATTGAATAAAGGTTGAATAAATACCTTCTAAAATACTACTAGTTGTAATAACACTCACTTGCTGATTGAGATTAAAAAGATCGGCGGTATTTGTATCTGTAAGAGAAGTTAATGTAGATACTTGGAGTGATAATGATGAAATTGTACTATAATTATAGTATTGATAACTACTCACTTCACCTGAAAGCGATACAAATCCACTGCTGAGATATTCAATTTCTCCAGATAAAGTATTAATCGTTGTGAATAGACTTTCAGACGTACTTAGTAAAGCATACGTGTTATCTACAACGGACGTACTTATATCGGTTATATAAATATTTGTAGCGTCAATTTCACCCGAAAGACCCGTTGATGTACTGAGTAGCGCATAATTTACGGATGTGCTAAATGTGTTAAATTTAGTATTTGTTGTAAATGTAGAGTTGAGAGACGATATTTGCTGAGCAGTCCATTGAGATGTAGAATAGAGCCCAGTATTTATGAGATTGGTCAAGAGTGTAGAGGTTATAGCATCTTGAAGTCCAATGCCGGTACTCATAGAGGATAACGCAAATGCATACGATGAATTTTGAGTACTTATATAATTATAAAATGATGAAAATCCGACTAAAGCACTTACTGTACTATTTGTTGCATTCAAAGTACTTTGATAGTAGGAATCAAGTTGGATCTGAAAGGAGTTTGCTGTAGATAAAAACGCATAGTTGAGATTTGTAGATTGTGCCAATAAGATATTTTGATAGTAAAATAATGTACTAATAGACGAATAAGTATAATGTTCAAAGGTACTAAATTCGGCAACAATCGTACTTGTTCCTATTGAATGAATAAGTGTACTCAATGTAACATAGCTACTAACAATAGCATTGCCAACAGCACTACTCAATGTAGAGAGAGAATCAGGATTCACACTATTGCTCCAGTACGTCTGACCTTGACCATTCGCATAGAGCGTATAAAGTGATGAAATGGGATAGTTTCCACCGGTACGAAAACTTAGTTGCTGAAGCAATAAATTGTTTAAATTCGCTCCCGTAGGATACGCCATTCTAACGTTATTGGGCATTTTTACCGGCTGTGTAAATACGCAGCATCTAAAAACAACTTATAGACGTAGAGTAAGAGTACCATGTCCAATTCAGGAGGGCTTCTACAGTTAGTCGCTACCGGACGGCAAGACATCTATCTTTCCGGTAATCCACAGACTACATTTTTTAAACAAGTGTATCGGCGCTATACAAACTTCAGTATTGAGACCCAGCGCATCCCGTTTGATTCGGCTGTTGATTTCGGCAAGCTCATAACGGTGACGGTGCCGCGACAGGGCGACCTCTTATCGCAGGTCTATTTACAGATTAATCTACCGCAGATTACGCCGGCGGGACCGCAACCTTATCCGCAGGGCGTTATCACCGAACAACCTACAAACTACGCGCAGATTACAAATTCGGTCAGTTGGGTGAATGGTGTGGGCTATGCGATGATTGATTATATAAGTATTTGGATTGGTCAGCAAGAAGTAGACCGTCATTAAGGTGAATGGAT